AAACTAACAACCAACTACAAAGAGTATAAAGAATACGCCAGCCAGGTGTATGATAAGTATACAACTACATGGAAGGCTGCAGAAGTAGACACCACCTTAGCAACGGCACAACAAATCAAGAAATGGGAACAGATACAGAATGATATAGACGTTTTGCCATACCTCCGGTATTCTGCTGTAATTGGAGCATGTCCAATCTGCGGCCCGATGAATGGAATTGTCCAGCCGGCAGATAGCTCTTTCTGGGCAAGATATTATCCGCCTAATCATTACTCCTGCTTATGCTTGGCCGTTCAAGAGTCAGCGGACACAAAATTAACATCAAGTAAAAGAGTGGATGCGGTTGACGTAGAAGCATCTGCAAAGATGTCTCCTGTCTTCCTCACTAATGCAGGGCAAACAAGACAGATATTCAATGCTGATCATCCATACTTCGAAGTAGCACGTGGAGATAAGAGATTAGCGAAAAGGAACTTTGATTTACCTATCCCTGAACTTCAATAAATGGCAAATAAATTCAAACTGGATCTTGTTCTTAAGAACTTCAAGCGCAGTGAAGGTGCGATGATTACAGAGATTGCCGGATATGCAAAGAAGTTCTATCTGCAGTCATTTGACAAGCAGGGATGGGGAGGTAAGCAATGGAAACAGGTAAGAAGACGGATACCAGGAACTCCGGAATATGAATATCCAAAAAAGAAAGGAACTGCCAGGCGGAGGAAACCCATATTGGTTGGTAAAGGGGTATTACGCCGGGCAGTCAACAATTCTGTAAAGAGCAAGAGTAGTTCAATGATTAAGTTTCAGGTAGATGTTCCATACGCAGATATTCATAATACCGGTGGAGTTATGAGAAACGGAAAGAGGATGCCGAAACGCCAATTTATGGGCTGGTCAAAGGAATTGAATAAAGGTATCAAAGGTATAATTGATAAGTATATGATCAACGCAACAAAAGCAAATTAGTATGGCTGGGATAGTGCAACCGATGAGAGATATTATGCAACGATTGGAAGGCATAGGAGGTGCATTTCAATTCGTGCGCGTTTGGAATAATCAACTGGAACGTATGCAAAAAAGCGAGGATTATGCATTTCCGCGTCCTGCAGCTTTCCTTGAAGTAATCAACCCTGCGGCGTATGATTTGATTGGCGCCGGGTTCAGTGAATCAGATGTTATATTCAGCATTCATGTTGTGCATGAGTTATATGATTCACAAGATGGAACTATGGATCAGAATTTGGAAGTATTTGATCTCAGAGATAAGGTACTGGCATCGCTTGCCGGGTTTGAGCCTACAGCCTGTAGTAAGTTATTCTTCATAGCAGAGCAACAGGATCATGATCATGATAATCTGTATCACTACATTATAGATTTCAAATGCTCCTTCATTGAGAGTAATACCAGCCCTTACAATCCAGGTGCCGGCAGGTTCATTGATTCAGTGCCGCCTACTACGTTGGTAGTAAATACAACAGAAGCAGTGCCTGGTGATATACAGGACGCTCCGTTCAATTCGATTAATACACCTTATAAAATACCGCAATGAATAAAATGCCAGATGAAGTAAAAGACAAGCTTCTATTGCCTTCAATTAAAGCATTTTCTGCCCCATATAGCGCTGATCCAATAGAATTATACTATGAGGTGCATAAAAGAGTGGAAGCTATTGTAGAAAAGGCATATGCGGCAGGGTATGCACAGCGAGATGCAGAGGTAATGATAGGAAATATAAATCAGGAATAATGGCAAGAACGATAGCACAGATACAACAACAGATAATTGACACAAAAGAGGCAACGCCGGAACTGGTTAACTTAAACAGCACCAGTAAGAGAGCTATATGGAATCTATGGACAAATATCATTGCCACAGCCATTGCTTATCTGGAACAACTCATGGACGCTCTTAAGGCGGCTATAGATCTGGCAATAAGCAAGGGTGCTCCAGCAACGCCGGCATGGATACAGGATAAAGTATTCAAATTTCAATATGATAGCTCTAATCCTCAGATCATTCAGCTTGTCAATACTGTACCTCAATACATAACGGTAAATCCCGCTCTCTGTATAATTACTAGGTGCTCAGTAACCACAGACCTGAATAATGTAGTGCAGGTAAAGGTGGCAAAGGCGGAGCCGCCTGAAGCTCTTGATAGCCTACAACTTGCTTCTTTGCAGGGATATCTTAATACAATCGGTGCTGCTGGAATAACATATCTGGCAGTGAGCGAGAATCCTGATAAGTTATATGTACAGGCAGATGTATATTTCAATGGTGGTTATGGTGCGGTTATTCAAACAACCGTCATAGCTGCTATCAATAATTACCTTGCTATTTTTTCACTCAACCAGTTTAATGGGTCATTGCTCATTAGTGATCTTGAAGCGGCGATTAAGGCGGTCCCCGGGGTGAGTGATGTAGTATTAAGTAATGTTCGAGCAAGGAAAGATGCAGATGTTTTTGCAGACGGAACAGATTTAGTACTTGCTCAACAGGTAATCTCCCGGCTCTGGCCAACCGTAGCGGGGTATATAGTAGAGGAAGATACAAGCGGAAAAACATTTGCGGATAGCTTAAACTTTATTGTAGTATGAGTATCTACGATGTTGATTATAACAAGCAAGCGGTTGAATTGACGCCACCGGATAAGCGATTTGTAAGGCAAATAGCTTGGATAGTGACATTGTTTTCTCCATTGAAATGGCTGCGTGATCTAATCTTTACCAGTTACCGCACCGGCAGTACAGCGCCAGTGTACGCACCAGGTACCTATGCGAAGTACCAGCAAGTAATATACAGGCAGTCGGTATATGTGAGTTTGATTGACAATAACACGGCATCGCCGAACGACACGAATGCATGGCTAAAGATACAGGATAACTTCCTGGGAGCAGAACAGCGGGTGCTGTATGATGGGCAAAAGATAGTACTGGAATATGCACTAAATCAGTGGTTCGGTACACAGTTCCGGCAGCCACCATCCACCAGTGATATATACCTTACTATGCACCCCAGACCACCGGCTGTATTCATCGTTGGAGGTAGTGAGCTTGATTCATCTAAGGTATATTCTGACAGATCATCAGAATACATTATTGATTCTTACACTTTCACCCCTTATTACAATATGACTATTAATGTCCCTATTGCAGTCTGGACAGCATTGGATACGGTAGTCGCTAATAGAGACAGATTCGTAAGATCATTTGCTGATCAATACGTGATAGCAGGTATTATATACAACATCGCAACATATTAATATGAAGAAGTTAGATACATCGCCGATAAGTAATTCAATCGCGTTTCCTGTTAAATCAGGAACGCTGCAACACATTCAATCTGCTTACCAGGAAGCATTAGCGCAAACTACTATTGCGCAAATAGGCGCCGGTTATGATGCCACAAAGTGCTATATCCTGTATGGTCTGGTTAATTCCGGGACAAACCCTGTATATACCATTACTCCCGGCGCAGTGTTTTACAATGGAGAAGTTTTCCTGGTGGATGCAGCCAGCGGAACCCTTACAGGCTCAAATGTCGTTACCGGAGTAATCACAACGACTTTCTTTGCGGCATCCAATGCGGACCCGGTTACCTTCACTGATGGTGTAATCAGAAATGTCCACCAGATACGTAAGGTTACACTACAACCAGGTCTTGCCGGTTCCGGCATTGCTGATTACAATAACTTCCGGGTTATTAACCCATCGACTAATATCGGCGTGGGGGAAATGAAATTATACGTAGGGTCAATATCAGATTTTAGCGGCGGCGTGGGGATCGCGGCAAATGTAAGAGGCTGGGCTATATGTGATGGGAATAATGGTACGTATGACATGCGGGGGAGAGGTCCAATGGGATACGATTCATCAGACTCAGATTTCAACGCAATAGGAACAAAAACGGGAGGTGAAAAAACACACACACTGACTATACAAGAATTGGCATTGCATACTCATGATTGGAGTACGCCGGGCAGTGGTGATGTTTTAGGGGGGTCAGGATGGGTGGCTTCGGCCCGGGACCCAGATGGCAATCCACCAAGCTCATTGAATTCAATAAATTCTACTACTGGAGGAGATATGCCTCACAATAATTTACAGCCATATCGAGTGGTCTTGTTTATCCAGCGTATTTATTAAACAAAATTATATCTATGTCAGAAGGGGGGAAACAGAATAGGTCAAGTTCGAAAGAACGCGAAGTGATTGGCTACCTGAAACCAGGAAACCATGTCATGTTTAACGCGTACAAAGAACTGAATGAGATGGGGAAAAGCGAAGCCCTTAATGTGATCGTGAGACGGTTTTTCGATACAATGCCCCCCGAGGAAAAATTGAGGATACTCAATAAGGATAGGAATTCATACTAACGGATATAAAACCAAGTGGGCTACTGATTACAGTAGCCCTTTATTTTTGTAATGATTCCTGATTATAACCAGGTTCTTATTTCAAAGGAATTTCCGAAAATAACTTCTTCAACATATTGCGCTGAAATGTTATAAACTCTGGTTTTTTCTTCGGAACCGTTAGGGAATGTAATTTCCAGATCATATAGTATCTGTTCCCCGGCTATGTGCGTCTTGAGTACCATGCCCGGTATGGGTTGCATGCCGGCATAAAAACACAATCGTATGATGGCTCCCTTCTGTAAAATTCTCCGGTAATTTGGCAATTTGGCAATATGATGATACCATTCCTGTAATTGAAGGGGACCAGCCATCTGCAATACTTCATCTTCTGTATATATTCTCATAATATGCATGTTCAGCTTACCCTGTCCCCGGTTTTTAACATCAAAGTTAAATAACCGAATCTATATTATGTTACGGGAAACCGTAAAGGCGATCAATTTTTATTAAGATCATATT